ACGGGCATTAACACCGTGCACAAGTTTGCCAAGGGCATGCTTGACGAGGACGGCAAGACCTGGAAGCCCGCATCCGTCAAGGGCCTGGTCGTGTCCGACCGCGAGGGCCTGGCGAATCTGGATGCGTTCTTTGATACCGTCACCACGCCGGACACCCTCAAGGCCAAGGGCGCCGCGTCCTAATCCATAACGGGGGCGGTAATATCCGCCCCCGTATTCAATAGCTTGCAAAACAGGAGGAGGCAGAAAAATGGAGCTGAAGCTCAACGTTTACAAGACCCAGAAGGAAATCGAAAAGACCTACTGCACCCAGGACTACGAGGTGATGTATGGCACGGTGGAGGACTTGCTCGACTGCCTCGACCTGGAAGCACTGACCAAGAGCGGAGACACCGACGGCATCATCGCGGCGGTATCTCGCCTGCTGCGCGCGCGCGCGGACGTGATCAATCCCCTGCTGATGGACATTTTCCCCGGCCTGACCGAGGAGGAGCTGCGCCACACCAAGACCCGCGAGGTGCTGGAAGTTATCGTCGGCCTGACCGGTTTTTCCCTTGACCAGATCAAGAGCCTGACCTTTCGCAAGCGGTGAAGCCGCGCAGGGCGTCGACAATTCGATGACCCTGTATCAATCCCTATTTGAGATGACCAACACGCTGTGCAAAGCGTTCCCGGCCCTGACGCCGTTTTCTATCCGGCGGGAGCGTGCGCGGGAAGTTTTCCTGCTCGTGCGCCGCATGAACTCCAAGCCGCGCACGAAGAAGGGCGAGGAGGTCGACGCACGCGGGCGCATCCGCCGCCCGGCTGGTGACAACTGGTTCTAACATCGAGGAGGTGAGAGCATGGCGGAGGAAAACATTCGGACAACGTTGCAATTCCAGGCGGACATCACCGACTTTAAGTCTGCCATGCAGGAGGCAAACCGGTCGATTAAGCTCGCGAATAGTGAGTTTAAGGCTGCATCCTCCAGCATGGACGACTGGAGCGGCAGCACGGACGGCCTGTCCGCGAAGCTGAACCAATTAACCGCCGTCCATGAGGCGGAAAAGCGCAAGCTCGATGTGCTGAATGCAGCATATGCCGAGACGGTAGCCGCCCAGGGAGAAAACAGCGCGGCAGCCGTTGAACTGGAAACCAAGATCAACAACCAGCAGGCCGCAGTAAATAAAGTCCAGAAAGAAATCGACTCCTATATCGACAAACTCGAAGAAATGGAGCGGACTTCAAAGGACACCCAAAAAGAGACCGAGCACCTGGGCGACACCGTGGAGGAAACGGGGGACGACGCCGAGAAAAGCGCTGGCGGCTGGACTATCCTTAAGGATGTCGTCGCGGACTTTGTGTCGGACGTGATCTCGTGGGCGATTGATTCCTTCAAAGAGTTGATGACCGCCGGAGATAATGCCCTCGCAACCCTTTCCGCGCGGACGGGTGCGACGACCGATCAGATGTACCAATACCGCGATGTCATGGATTCGATTTACCGTAACAATTACGGCGAATCCTTCGACGACATCGCGGATGCGATGAGCGTCGTCTTGCAGATCATGGGCGACATGGACAATGCAAGCCTGCAAAACGTTACGCAAAAGGCCATCGCCATGCGCGACGTGTACGGCTTCGACTTCCAGGAGACAATCCGCACGGTCAATAGCCTGATGAAGCAATTCGGCATTACGTCCGACGAGGCCTTCAACCTCCTGGTGCAGGGCGCGCAGGCTGGTCTCAATCAAAACGGCGACCTCCTGGACACGGTGAGCGAATACTCCGTCCAGTTTGCAACCGCTGGTTATAGTGCGGACGAAATGTTCAACATGCTGGCCAACGGCGCGCAGGAGGGCACCTGGAGCGTGGACAAGCTGGGCGATGCTGTTAAAGAATTTAACATTCGAGCCAAGGACGGCACGGCTGCCGAGGCGCTGTATAACTACGCGGACGCCCTGGGCATGACCGATGGGCAGGTCGCCCAGCTCGTGGAGGACATGAAAGCGGGCGGCGAGACGGGGCGCAAGGCGTTCGAGACAATCCTCGCCGCTGTGCATAATGTCGAAGACCCGACCATGCGTTATGCCGCAGGCGTCGCCATCTTCGGCACCACATGGGAGGATTTGGGAGAATCCACCGTCCAAGCCCTCATGAAAACCGAGGGCGGCATCGACCGCACAAAGGCAGCCATGGACAACATGGCCGACACCAATTACGACACGCTGTCCAACTCGCTCGCTGGTCTGGGTCGCGTGATTCAAACCGACCTTTTACAGCCCATTGCAAACGTCCTCGCTCCCGTTGCAAAGGCGCTTGTCGAATGGCTCACCGAAAACATGCCCATTCTCGCACCGATCATCGCCGGTGTCGCGACGGCGGTCGCAACGCTTGCAGCCGCGCTCGCTATCGCGCCAACCATCAAGGCCGTTGCTGCTGCGTTCACCGTGCTAAATGGAGTATTGAAAGCAAACCCCATCGGCCTGGTGGTCGCAGCCATCGCTGGCCTTGTGGCAGCGTTTGTCACGCTTTGGAATAATTGCGAGGGCTTCCGCAATTTCTTCCTCAACATGTGGGAGAACATCAAGAATGCATTCGGTGCTGTGGTCGAGTGGTTCAGCAATGCAGCGGCATCCATCGCCCAATTTTTCTCCAACGCCTGGGAGGGCATCAAGAACGCCTGGTCTGGCGCGAAGGAGTGGTTCGGCAACGTCCGCCAGGGCATCAATGAGAAATTCGAGGACATCGGCAACTGGTTCTCCAAAAAATTCACGCAGGCGAAAGACCTGGCACAAAAAGCCTGGTCTGGCGTGAAGGACTACTTCGGCAAGGTCAAGGACGGCGTGACCGGCGCGTGGTCGAAATTCGATTCCTGGATGGGCAGCAAATTCGGCGATGCATGGACGGCGGCAAAGGAAAAATTCGCGTCGTCTACTGTGGGCAAGTACTTCGGCCAGATCGGTGACAGCATCAAGGGCGTTTTCTCCGCTGTCAAGTCCGCCCTGACCGGCAACTTTTCCGACGCCTGGGCGTCCATCAAGGGCGTTTTCTCCGGCTGGGGCTCCTTCTTTTCCGGCCTGTGGGACAAGGCCAAGGCCGCCTTTGCCAACGCGGGCTCCAGCATGCTTTCGATCGGCAAAAACATCGTGCAGGGCTTGTGGAATGGCATTTCAAATTCCATCCAATGGATAAAGGACAAGATCACCGGCTGGGTCGGCAATGTGATGGACTTCATCAAGCGCTTGTTCGGCATTCACTCCCCTTCCACCGTCATGCGTGACGAGGTGGGCAAGATGCTGGGCCTGGGCATGGCGGAGGGCATCGCGGACAGCCGCAACGCCGTCAACGGCGCCGTGCGCAAGCTGGGCGACGCTGCCCTGGATGGCCTGTCCCCCGTCGGTGGAGGCGCCAGCGCATCCGCAGCAGCAGGCGGCAGGACGATTATTTTCAACCAGACCAACAACAGCCCGCGCGCCCTGTCTCGCCGTGAAATCTACCGGCAGACAAACAACGCGCTGGCCTTTGCAGGGGGTGTCTAAATGTTTACGCTGACAGCAGAAAACCCCTCCGGCGAGCTGCTGACCCTGACCGAGTACAGGAGCGCCTACCAGGTGACCTATACCGGCCTGGGGCCGGTCGGCGCGGACGTGGTGACATCCGGCCTGGGCATGGTGGACGGTGACAAGTACAACTCCGCCCGCGTGGGCAGACGAAACGTCGTGCTGACGGTGACCATCCACAACAACGTGGAGGAAAACCGCATCCGGCTGTATCGCTGGTTCACGCCGAAACAATGGGTAAAGCTGCACTACAAAAACAGCAGCCGCGAGGTGTACATCGAGGGCGTCGTGGAGACCTGCGAGCCGAATCAATTCAGCGCTGTGCAGGCGGTGCAAATCTCCATCATCTGCCCGCAGCCGCATCTCATCGGCGCAGAGGAAATCGTCAAGGATATTTCCGGCATCACGGACATGTTCTCTTTTCCTTTTGCAATCGAAGCGGCGGGCGTTCCCTTCTCCGACCTGTCCGGCGCGGATTATGCCATCTTGCATAATAGCGGCGACGTGGTGACCGGTTTCGTGATCTCCGTCTTTGCCCGCAGCAACGTGACGGCGCCCATCATCTACAACGCCGTAACGAACGAGGCGTTCCGCGTCAAGGGCACCCTGGAAGCCGGGCACACCTTGACCATCGACACCAGGTCGGGCAGCCATCGCCTCACCATCACCAGCCCCAGCGGCGAGGTGGTCAATGCCCTGCATCGCAAGCAGAAGGGCGGCCCCTGGCTCCAACTCCGGCCCGGCGATAATTATATCGCATATTCCGCAGAGGCGGGGGCTGCGGCGATGCTGGTCACGCTGCGGCACAATGACCTGTATGTGGGGGTGTAAGGATGGACTTTAACGTGCACGACCATGCGGGCGTGTGGGTGGGCATTGTCGAAAACCCAACGTCCGCCATCTGGACGCGGCGCTATCAAAAGCCCAGCGACTTCGAGCTGTACTTCCCCGCGACGGTGGAAATGCTGGCCCTCCTGGCGGATGATTTTCTCATCACCCGCGACGACGCGCCGGACGCGATGATCGTCGAGCATATCGAGATCAAGACCAGCGCAGAGGACGGCAACTATATCCTGGTATCCGGGCGCGGCGGGGAAAGTATCATCGGCAGGCGCATCGTGCTGGAGCAAACCAGCGTGAGCGGACGCGTGGATGCTGCTGCA